GAAGCGTATCGAGTCGCTATCATACATCTTCAAGCGAGACATGGCACACATTCTATCGGAGATGAATATAGAAAAGTTCGATGAAGAAAAAGTTTTCTATTGTCAAACTGGCGAACATCCATATATAATTAGGTCTTACATGAGCAAGGAAGTGTCACTAGAAACCCTTGTGATACTAAACAAGCTGTGTAAGTTTTGTGATAGGTTTGATCAAGACATTAAAGAAACATTTGTGTGGCCTGATATTTCTCGTTTGATTCGAAAATATAGCCCTTTTGTAAGGATCGATAAGGAAAAGTATAATGGAATCCTACGAGGAATATGATGTTGATGTTCTTGCAAGAAAGATGCATAACCTAGAGAAAGAACTAATTGATCTGCATGATCGCTATTTGACTCTATCAGATGCACTTAAGGCAACACAACATTATATGGTAAAGATGGCACAGCAACAAGCAATGATTGCTACACAAGTTTCTCACTGGCCCTATATTGCGGTCGAAAAACAATCTGTTAAACGTAAGGACAAGGAGTAAGTTTTTTAACATGGGCGATACGTATAGACGTTACAACGAGGACTTCTCGGAAAAACGAATCAAGAAAGTTACAAAGAATAAACGGATTGTTGACAAATATAGACGAGTGATACATAATTATGAATCCTCTGATGATGCATTTGATGAATATCTTGATCATGAATACAAGCAAAACAAAACCAAAACACGATAACACAAAGCAATACACTTTTTATACGGAGTAAACTATGTCATTTCAATCTCTTGCTGACCTTAAAAAATCCCGCGGCGGCTTCGACAAACTGATGAAGGAAGTCGAAAAGATTAATACCCCCGCATCGTCCTCTGAGGACAATCGCTTCTGGCAACCCGAAGTTGATAAAGTGGGCAATGGCTACGCTGTCATTCGCTTCTTACCTCCTCCCAAAGGTGAGGATCTTCCCTGGGTTCGTGTATGGAATCATGGATTCAAAGGACCTACGGGCAAGTGGTATATTGAAGATTCACTTACTACGATTGGATTGCCTGATCCTGTGAGTGATATGAATACCAAGCTGTGGAACAGTGGCAATGAATCCGATAAGGATCTGGTTCGTGAGCGCAAGCGTAAGCTGACTTATATCAGCAACATTCTTGTTGTTACTGATCCTGCTCATCCCGAGAATGAAGGAAAGGTGTTCTTGTACAAATATGGCAAGAAAATCTTTGACAAGATCAAAGATGTGACTGATCCTCAGTTTCAAGACGAGCAACCTATCAACCCGTTTGATTTCTGGGATGGTGCAAACTTCAAGCTGAAGATTCGTAAGGTTGAGGGCTATCGCAACTACGACAAGAGCGAATTTGATCGCCCAAGTCCTGTTGCATCTTCAGATGAAGCAATCGCACGAATCTGGGAACAACAACATTCATTGAAAGAGTTTGTTGATCCTAAGCGATTCAAGACCTATGAGGAACTGCAGCGCAGACTTAACACGGTTCTTGCAGGTGAAGTTCGCACCCAGGAAATCGAAGTTGAGGATGAACCTGTAGTTCAACGTTCTGCACCTAAAGCAGTTGTTCAATCTAAACCTGCTGCTCCTGTTAAACGCGAAGAAGTTAACTTTGACGATGATGATGAGTCAATGTCCTACTTCGCGAAGCTAGCAAACGACGACTAAAAGAAGGAGCTTCTACTCTGCCCATACCGAGAGAACGAGGAATCTACTCTCGGTTGGGCAGGGACTGGCACATTTGTTTGTGTTGATGTATTATTGTTATTGTTTATAACTACAGGTTGATTGGATTGAGGTGAATAACGTCCTCCATCTAGTTGTAAAAATCGTTTCATCTGATCTAGAAACCCTCTACTAGGATTCATAGCGTTAGCTGCAGAAACAGTTGATCTCTCCTGCTCTTTTAAAATTTGTGTAAATTCTTTCATTTTGTCACCCAATAACGAAGAAGCTTCCTGTTGTAATGCTTTATACTCTTGATCATTTTCTTTTAATAAATCTTCAGCGCCTGTTATTTTATCTCGATTATAACCTAACATCATATTTGCTTTCTGATTATCTAAGAAGCGATCTAATAAAGAATCTACTTTTTGTTCACCCTCATCTGATGTTATGCCTAACTTATCAAAAATTTCTTGTTGTGCCTTTGCTTGATTTATATAATAATCAAACTTTGTATTATCTTGTAAATCTGGAATTTCTTCTCTACGTTTTTGCTGTAATAGTTCGGCGCGTTTACTAACTTTTTCTAAAAATCCAACAGAACCCCCATCAGCAAATTTTTCAGCAACAGCATCTAGGGTTTGTTTTCCTATAGCTTTCGCTGCTTTTGCGGGAAGAATATATTCATTATCAGATAACAAAATAGGTTGTCCGGTGTCTCTATTAACAGCAGGTATTGAATCTGATGTTTCAGTTCCTGGGCCATCTATTAACCCCCCTTCACTAAATCTATTATTTGATTTTGATTCATCAGGAGAAATTACTGTTCCTCCTTGCGCTTCTCTAGAAGGTGTTACTTCTGCTTGAGGTGCGGGTTCTGCAGATATAGGAGCTGCATCAAATTTATCTTTAAACTCATTATATGCTTGTAGTTGAGCTTGTCTGTCAGCGAACCTATCATTTTCTCTCCTTGTAGCACTAGATGTATCTTTTCTTTCAAGAGCTTCTTTATTCAATTGGTCAGCTATTTGCCTGCGGAGCTCATTTTTTCTTCTTTGATATTCTTGAAATACTTTGGGATTTTTTTCATTTAGCACGGCCTCCGGGATTTTCATTTCAGTCCGACTTGATGCTGCTGCTGGTGCAGTAGAACCCGAATTAGCTTGATCCCTTAAATCTGTATTTTCTGTTGAAATCTTTGCAATGTCACCCCCCCTGCTAGATGTCATTGTACCTGTTCTACTAGCTGCACCCACATTCGCAGCAGGTTCTGAAAACTCTCTAATTGCTTGTTCTTGTGCGCGTGCTTTTGCTCTCTCTGTATCAGCAGAGCTTAACTTTCCTTGCTTTTCATTCTCTGCTAGCATTTCGCGCTCTAGCTGACGAACACGAGCAACGTACTTTGCATGTGTTTCGGGATCTTTTTCCCTTAATGCCCCTGCATCAAATGTAGATGTTATTTGTGCAGATATAGATGTGGGTCCAGCTGGTGTAGGTTGTGTGGATGTTACTTCTGCTTGAGGTGCTAGTGCTGCTGCTGGTGCTTGTTTATATTCTTTTTCTCTTGCTATATCTGCTTTTACTTGTGATGTAGCAATTCTTTGTGCTGTTAAATGTGCATTAGCATCTTTTTTAGGATCACGCCCCATCAAAATGTTATTATAATATCTTTTATAATTCGGATGATTTTCAATTTGACCGCCATCCACATTCCCTATTTTGGCTGAATGCTCCTCTACTGTTATGCCTGCACGTGCTGGTGCTGCTGCTGGTGCTGTTGCAGGTGCTGTTGCAGGTTCAACAACAGGTGCCTCACTCGGGGCAGCCATAGGCATGTTGTTCACTTCAGACAATGCATCCTGGACTTGAACCTGTCGCCTTGCCACCCTTGCAGTTGCTGCTGACTGAGCTCCAACCTCACCTCGTAACCCGCGCTTCTTAGCTTCCTCTCTATCTTCAGGTGTTACGCCTGTGAAAGATGATTCTACCCGACCTTCTGCAGGCGGTATTTGTTGTACAGGTGGAGGTGTAGGAGGTGTAGGAACAAATGCAGATTCCATACCCGTAACAGGTGGAGGTGCTCCTACGTCAACTTCAGCTGGTGTTGCAGGTGTTTCTACTCCAATAAGTTTTTCAGCTTGCCTATTTGCAACTGCAGGTGCTGATGTATTGATATCATATGTTTGACCTGGTTTACTTTTTGCAACCCATTCTTTCAATTGCTTTCGATCTCTGCCATATTGATCGTACAACTCTTCATCAGATAAATCTGAATCGATAGCTGCTTGAATAGTATTTGAAAATACCTGTCCAACAGCTCTATTTTTATTTTGACTCCCCGCTTGCCCGATAGTTTTTGCTTCACCGCGAACAACTTGTGCATACGGATTAAATTCTAGACCGGAGGCATTGGGATCAGCTTTAATTTTTTCTATTTGTTGTCTAGCAGCTACGAATGGAGCTGCTACAATGGCTGCAGGTGCTGCTAAAGTAGCTGCTTGCCCTAAAAGTCCTGGGGCTGCTGGTGGTACAGGAACAGGTGGTCTAGGAGCTGGTGCTGGAGCTGGAGCTGGTGCTGGAGCTGGAGCTGGTGCTGGTGCTGGAGCTGGTGCAGGTTTAGGAGCAGGAGCTGGTGCAGGTCCACTTGGTGCAGGTCCACTTGGTGCAGGTCCACTTGGTACAGTAACAGGTGGTCGTGTGCCGGGAGGCACTGTGGGAGGTGTGCCAGGCCTTCCTCTTCCTACAGATATATCAGCAATAGCATCAACTAAAGAACCTAAAAAACTAGTCTCCCCTTTATCGGGACCCCCTTGAGTTTTTTTCCTTTCTGCTGCATCTGCAGAAAGTTTCTTGTCTATACTACCCAAAACTTTCAGAAGATCAGAATTTACGTCACCCGTTAAAGGGGTACTTTGAGAAGGAATGTTCGCTGTTGCAGGTTTAGCTTTCTTAGATTCCTTATCTACTTTCTTGGCAATGTCAGCAAGAACTTTCGTGTTCTTTTTAACTTCAACTATATCTTTCTTGATCGAAGTGATATCACGTTCAATAGGTGTTTTCTGCGATTCAGGTTTCTGTTTTGGCTGTGCTTTAACAGGTGCATCATCAACGGGTTGTGCAGGTTTTCTAAGTAAAGCTGCTAAAGGAGTCTTTTCTTTGTTATCCATGATACCTTCTCTCTGCCATTTTCTGGCGTAGTTTTTCGTTTTCTTCTTTTATGAAGTTAGCCAAAAGCGAAACATAAATCTCTCGTTCCCATGGTATCATGTCATTCAATTCAGTCAAAGAATACTTGTGATGCTGCATCAAAGCAAAGTTTGTAGTGTAGTGATCTTCAAGTGAGTCTCTTGCGAGACTCAGAGAAAAAAATTTGTGAGGTTCTCCAATCTTGCTGTGTTTATTGTTCCACACTTCGAACATGTCACTTGTTCACGATGAGACAACTTCGGCATCGTTTCAATGAATTGCTTGATCTGCTCATATTGAGTAACAGTCATGGTATCAAAAAACTCTTGTAGCTCTTGTTTATCATCGACTGTGACTTCATGATAGTCACCTGATGCTGAATAAACACCTTTGACGCAACTAATAAGAAGATTGAACAGAGATTCCTCGTTAGGATTTCCTAAGGTATCAGCTAAATCAGAATACCTAGGATACTTCATCTCTATCCCGATATCATCAGTCAACATCATCTTCGTTTTATGTTCAGGTGACTTTTGCACTTGAATATTTGGAATGTGAACCGAGAAAGGATTTCTGGTATCGCAGTTATTGCAATTGATTACCAACTCAAGCTTCTCACTGATCGACTTTGCTCTTAAATTCATGAAGATAAACTCAATATCAAAGTGAGCAAGCATTCTCATGTTCAATTTCTTGAATGTGCAAATATCTACTATCTCTTCTACTACTCTTGCAACCTCTTCTTCTGAACCATCCTTCGCCATCAAAAGAGCTTTGTGCTCTTTCACCAGGAAGGGGCGAAATGCAACCTTTGCATTGGTTGATGGTAGTTTCAATTCAAATGTGGGTACTTCTAATTTAGGTATAGACATGTTTATTCCTCAAATTATCTTCCAATCGAAATTAATGCTCTTTCTGATGCAGATAATCCTGACAATGGGTCTCTTCTCTGCTCTCTTATCTGATTTAGTTGTGTAACACTTAATCCCTCATTCGACACAGCCCCGATACCCGTAGCATATGTCTGTGAATTACTTATATCATCTGTTTCCCAGTAGCGGTATGCGATAGTAACAGGTAGGCGATGAAATGAATCCTGGCCAGACTGACTGAGTGTCATAGGTCCGGATGATGTAGGAAATGCTTCTATCAATTTAATAGTATACGTGACTTCATTCTTCTCATTGAGTTGATTGATAGTAATATCGAAGGCGTAGTCCTTAAGGTATCTTGCTGTAAATTCTGATGATGCAACACATAAGTGCATCCAATCATCAAAATACTTCTTCACTTTCATAGCAGAATCCACCAAAAATACCATCTGAATACCTGCACCCCCATAATCGCTAGTAGCTGCTCTGTTGTATGTGGGTCCGAACAATCTTTGCTGCTTGGTCACCACAGACATTTGTGGAAGTGAGGTTGATTCGCACATCAATGAAACAGGAAAGTCGCCCGTAAGCCTCTCGGGAAGAATAACTTCAAACCTATTTTCCCTAGCCAGACCTTTTGATCCTACTGTTGATAGAAACTGTTCTACACTAAATGTAGTCATTATGCTTTCCTTAGGGTATCTGCCCAGACTTTAGCTGAGCTTGATTTTACAAACCGTTCTGTGGGCATGACTGCTGCTGACAACCAATCCTCATATGGAATACGCAAGAAGTTTGATCTTACATGTTCTCTTAGATACCTACGAATGCATGGTTCATAGTATTTCTGCAAATCTCTTGAATTCAAAACGCCGTATGAATAAGCGAGTTTCTTTTGAGCGTTATTATTTGATCTTTCAATACCCAACAAAGTACCCATAACCTTAAAACGAAGAATGGGGGGAAGGTAATGTAGATTATATCCTATGAACCCATCAGGTGTTTTGGCGTATGGATATAATAAAGGAAAGGTGTCGTAATAAGGCAAAGTGTCCTTGTACTTGGGGTCATAGTAAAACAAATAAAGCTGCCCGGGCATGAGTCTACGAGTCAGAAGTTCTTCTGTATTCATCAACTTAGAAGGGCTGAACGCCCCTTTGCCTAAGTCATTGATCTTCTGTTTATACCAGTCGATGGCATTATCTTCATCTTTACCAGTATAACGTAGTCTCTCGAATGGATTACTTGTAGCCAATTTTTAATTCGTCCTCTGTTAAAACCAAAAACTTCCACTTGCGATCATCGCAAAACTCTGTTGCTGCTTTCCACTTTGCTTGATTGATACCATATGTGTATACTTCTTCTATGAATTGCTTGGTGACACGTTTAGGTTTTACAGGTTCTTGTGTAAACTTCTTGGGTTTAACTTCAACCAAATACTTCTGATCCACACCATTCTTATCACGTATCTTCATGTAAAAGTCAACAAAGTACCTATGTACTTTTTTGTCTACTGGGGAGACATACGGTATAACAGCAACCTCTGAACCCCATTCAAGAACAGAATCATTGCTATCACACCAGTTCATTAGTTTAAGTTCCCAACTGCTTCGATAGATAACATCATGAATGTCTCCTCGATACTTTTTGGGATTCTTAACTTTGTATTTGCCTTTGTAAGTTTCTTTATACATCGCATAAATAATTGATCATCCTTCAAATATTTATACCCATGTCAGCCAATAGAACAAATATCCTAGATCAGTTTAATAATGACACCATCCTCGGGAAGGGGTTTGGAGGTGATGACAAACGCAACCCAAAAGAAGTTTCATTAACCAATAATGGGCCCTATAATGTTTCTCAGTTAAGTTATCCTGAGGATGTATCGATTGCTGCTGATCTGCAACACTACATGGTATTCTACATAAACATTAGAGGAAAGACAAAGTTCAAGAATCAAAAAGTGGTTGATGTGGATGTAAGTACTACAGGTCAAAATCGCGTTGCAAGAGAGAGGTTAGCTGCAGCGGGTATTGCTGCAGCAGGTATAACGGGGGCTGTTGCAGGATTCGGCATCGGAAAAGAATTAGCTGAAAAGTCGCGAGTGGGGAGATCATTAACTGCTTCTGTTTTGGCAAAAATGAGGAGTGCTGGAGCCAGATCAGGTGCGGGTGCAGTTGCAGGAACGGTTGTTGCCGCAGGAGTTGCAGCCACTGCTGGGTTGGCTACAGCAGGCGTGTTCGATGCATTAACTGAACTATCAGATACATTAAAGGTTGATGAACCTGCTCGTTTGTCTGATGCTATTATGCTACCTATAGAATCTATCCCTCAAGTTAAATATCAGATGACGTATGAAGATTATGATGCCGGCATTCTTGCTGGTCTAATGGGAGGATCATCTGCTATTGAAAATTCAGTTGTAGGAAAAGTAGGAGAAGGTATGGAGCGTGGATTGCTTGCTCTAGCAGATCTAGGAAAACAGGTTGCGGGTCTGGGCAATGCAAAGCAAAATATTTTAACAGCAGCGGCAGCTCAAACCAACCCCTTCAAAGAAGTATTCTTCAAGGCAATTAACTTTAGAACATTCTCGTTTAACTATACGTTTCTTCCTAAGAGCGAATCAGAAGTATATAATGTAAAACGAATTATTGACCTATTCAAGTTTCATATGCATCCCGAGTTATCAGGTGATAGCATGTTTTACATTTACCCATCTGAATTTGAAATTGCTTACTATCACAAAGGTGCAGAGAATCCATTTATCAACAAGATCAGCACCTGTGTTCTAACAGATATGAATGTACAGTATGGATCACAATTCTTCACGGCATTTGATAACGGTGCACCATCTGAAATAAAACTTACTTTGACATTCAAAGAAGTCGAATTGCTCACTAAAGAAAGAATAGTGAAGGGCTACTAATATGAGTTACTTTAATAGATTCCCATTACTAGCTTATGCAGCAAACAATAACGCTGTAGTTAACATTGTATCAGATGTCCTTCGTCGCGTTACTGTAGATAAAAAAACAAAAGAGAATCTAGTTATCTTCGATGAGTATGA